GATCAAGGAGCGAACAACATGGCAATACCGATACGCCCGACCCGCAAACAAAAAGCTGAAGCCGCCCTCGAAAAGCTGGTGCTCGACCACTTGCACGTGGTCGCGAAGATCGCGCGGCAGGTCCACGCGAAGATGACGCACGTCCCCCTGGAGGAGTTGGAACACGACGGGTATCTCGGGCTGGTGCAGGCGGCGGCGAGCTACACGCCCGCGAAAGGCATCTTCGCCCACTTCGCCTACTTCCGGGTGCATGGCGCCATGATCGACGCGCACAACCGGGCGAAATACCGCGACGAGACTCACGAGTCGCTGGAGGGCATCTCCGCGGAGTTGGGCTTCCTGCCGCGGCGCATCGTGGAGGACCCCAAGCCCTTCCCCGACGAGCTGGCGGCCACGCGCGAGGAGCGCCGGCTGCTGGCGCGGGCCGTCGATAGCCTGCCTGACGACGAGCAACGGGTCTTCGTGGCCTTCCTCGCGGGCGTGCCGCTCCCTCAGACGGCCGCGGAGTTTGGACGGTCACCGGCATGGGCGCGGCAGAAGTTGGCGGCGGCGAGAGCGCAACTGGGGGCGACGGTCGCGATGTGGGGGATGGGATTGGATAAGGCGGCATGAGAAGCAGCTTTCAGCGGTCAGCGGTCAGCCAAGGGCGCTGGATCTGTTCTGTAGTGCCGGCGGCGCGACTCGCGGCCTGCAACTCGCCGGGTTCCATGTGACCGGCGTCGATATCGCACCGCAGCCGCGGTATGTGGGAGATGCGTTCGTCCAGGCCAACGCGCTGGACGTGGATCTCGACGGCTACGATTTCATCTGGGCAAGCCCGCCGTGCCAGGCGTTCACGATGCTGCGCCACATGCCAACGGCGCACAAGCACCCCAACCTCATTCCGCAGACCCGCCGCAAGCTGGTGGCGGCCGGCGTCCCGTGGTGCATCGAGAACGTCCCAGGCGCCCCGCTGATCCGCCCGGTAATGTTGTGCGGGACTATGTTCGATCTCGCGTGCGAGCGCGGCGAACTGCGACGCCATCGGCTGTTCGAGTATCACGGCTTTGCGTTAAATGCTCCTCGCGCCTGCAATCACCACTTGCCGGTTATCGGCGTGTACGGCCACGCGGGAGGCGTCGAGAATCGCCGGAAGAACAGCACACCCCGGCCGCATTCGTGGGAACGGCGGGAGGTGATGGAAATCGACTGGATGACGATGGCCGGGTTGTCGCAGGCCATCCCGCCCGCATACTCGCGGTTCATCGGGGAACAGGCGATGGCGGCGTTGTGCCTGGAGAAAGCGGCATGAAGCATATCGTCGGATTCTCGGGCGGCGTCGATTCGCAGGCCTGCGCGCGGTGGGTGCTCAACCGCTACCCGAAAGAGGATGACATCCTCAACTGGTCACTGCGACGCCCGGAGATGATCGACAAGATACGGCGCTTCGAGACTCGCACGGGTTATACGTTCTTCGTGCCAGTCCGTCGCGATGGGGTGCTCAACCGGATCGACGAAGTACTCGCGTGGGCGCGCACCGAACGCGGCGGAAAGAAAGAACTGCCGCCGATCATGTTCGAGCGGCAGGCCTGCGAGTCGAAGTACGGATTGTGCGCATGAACCCCGCCGCTCTCTCCGACGAACTCTATACCGGCTTTTCCGACCACGTGCGGTTCTGCCGCGAGTCGCTCACCGTCGAGACCGAGCGGCGCGCGCTGGTGCCGATGGTGCTCGGGCCGGGCCAGATCCGGCTGCGTGAGGCCATCGAGAAACAGAGGAAGCAAGGGAAGCCCGTCCGCATCCTCTATCTGAAGTCGCGGCGCATACAGGCGACGACGGGCACGGCTGCGGAGTTCTTTCACGGGACCGCGTTCCAAGCTGGCGTTCACACCGTGGTGCTGGCGCATGACGATACCAGCGTCCGCAACATCTTTTCGATTTACGAGCGGTTCTACTCGAAGTACAAGCCCTTCGGCATCGGCTCGCCGGTGTGGATCGACGGCCGCCTGGTGGACGGCATTAAGCTGCCGCCCTCCCGGCCGCTCTCCGACCGCATCTACTTCGAGCACGGCGGCGACGAGGAATCGAGCTTCATCCAGATCCATACCGCCGGCAACGCCAACTTCGGGCGCAGCTTCCGCATTACCAACGTTCACTTTTCCGAGTTCCCGTATTACCCGCAGCCCGCCGGCACGCTGGCCGCCGTGATGAGCGCAGTGCCGAAAGAGCCCGACACCACGGCCATCGTGGAAGGGACGGCGAAAACCATCGGCGACTACTTCCACAAGATGTGGCAGGCGTCCATGGACCCCGGCAGCGACTCGGAGTGGCTGGGTATCTTCATGGGCTGGTGGGAGCATCCGACCAACCGGATGCCGCTCGACGACCCATTCCGCAAGCGGCAATTCCAGGACAGCCTGAACCCCGAGGAACGCGACCTCATGGGGAAACTGGGGCTGAAGCTGGAGCAGCTCGCATGGCGGCGCTGGACCATCCACAACGATTTCAACGGCGACATGACCCATTTCCGGCGCGAGCATCCCGCTACGCCCGAAGAGGCTTTCGCCGCCAGCTCGCGGAACCGCTTCTCCATTCCGCACATCGTGAAGATCCACCACAAAGCGGAGCCCTTGACCGGCGAGTTGGAAATAGAAGACATCGGCGCCGGCGAGAAACGCATGGTGCTCTTGCCGAGCGAATACGGCGCGCTGCGCGTGTGGCGCCGTCCGGAAAAAGGCCGGCTGTACGTGCTGGGCGCGGACTGCGCGCAAGGCCTCGACGTCAACGACGGAGGCTCCGGTGAATGCGACCCGGATTACACGGCCGGGCAGATCCTGGACCGGGACACGGGCGAGCAATGCGCGGTTCTGCGCGCCCGCATGATGCCGGGTGAATCCGGCCGGTACATCGCCCGCGTGGGCCGCTTCTACAACATGGCGCAGATCTGTGGCGAGCGAAACCCCGGCGGGGGCGGCGTGTCGATGCTGGAGGCGATTCTCAACACGGACTACCCGGCTTCGTTGATCTACCATCGGCCAGTCACGCCGGATCGCGACCCCCAGGTGCGCGGCGATCGCATCGGCTGGGACACGAGCGGAGTCAGCCGCCCAATCCTCATTTCAGCGCTGGATGAAGTGATTCGCCAACTCGCCATCGTTCTGCACTGCCCGATCACCGTGGGCGAGTTAATGACCTTCGTCATCAAGGCGAACGGTAAGCCGGAGGCGCAAGCGGGCTGTCATGACGACACGGTAATAGCCCTGGCGCTGGCGATCATTGCCATCACGCGGATGCCGCGGCCGATCCCGGCGACGGCAGCGCAACCGCGGCCCCAGGTGACGCGCTATGGGCAGCCTGTCGAATCGAATGTTAGAGGGCAACAGGTGAGACTGCGATGACGACCTTGCAATTTCCGCCGGACATTCCGGAGCCGAAGAAGCAACCGCTGAAAGTCCGCATCGACGGGGACTCCTACATCTGCCCGTGCGGAATCCCGATGGTCTTCTGCGATTCCGTCCACGACGCGCCACAGCGGCGAATCGTGTGCGCGCACACTGGCTGCCAGCAGTACGGGGTGGTCTATCTGGAGCCGGCGCTGGAGGCGTTCCCCCTATGATCGTCACCATTCTGGCGATAGCCACCTTTGCCATCGACGCGCCGACGCGCAACTTCACCATCAAGTACGTCTTCAAGCCCACGGGCCACGCCTGCGTGCGAGTCGAGCGCGTGATTGCGAAGCCATTCCACAAGGCCCTTAAATAGATGCCGGATCAAGAAGACTTTCAACTCAAGTGGCCGCAGACCGAGCGCGTGCGTATCGGCAATCGCGTGCTGATGGACTACCGCAGCGCGATCGGGGACCACAACCAGCGCATCAACAAGTGGCGCGAGTATTACCGCCGCTGGCGCGCGATGGTCGATCCGCCGGTGCAAGGCGAAGAGACTGCGAGCAACGTCCCGGTTCCCTATGTGCGGTGGAACATCCTGACGAAGTGGTCCAAGGAAATGGATTCGCTATTCGGCGATGACGCCGAAGTGGTGGCAGTCCCGGTAGGTCCGTCCGACGTGAAGCGAGACGCCAAAATCGGCAAATACATGTCGTGGCGGGTCTTCAATTCGATGAAGCTCACCAAGCGCTTCTGTGAGTTCGTCCTGCGCAAGTTGACCTTTGGCCGAAGTATCGCGTACAGCCCGTGGAAGCGCGACACGTTCGAGGTGTTGAACCCACAGCGCGACTACAAACCGGAAACCGTGGTGGATTACGAAGGCCCGGACTTCGATCCGCTGTGGCCCGACGACTTCATTGTGCCGGTGGAGGAAGTGCGCACCCTCCACGAGTTCAGCTTCGTGATTCGCCGCTACCGCGTGCGTCCCGACGACCTGCTGCGCGGCGAGCAGGAAGGCCGCTATCAGGGCATCAAGGACAACTGGGAGCTAATCCTCAACCTGGCGCAAAAAGGGATGCAGCGGGCTTGGGAAGGCGAAGAAATCAAGCTTGAGAAAGACGAGGCTGAAGGCCTCCAGTACACCCGCCCGCTGTCGAGCGGCGAGTGGATCATCGTTCTCGAGTGGTACGGGCGCTGGCGTCCGGTGAAAAAAGGCAAGCGCGGCGGCATGGCCGATGCTTCGGAGTGGGACACGAAGAAGCGCGAAGACATGCAGCGCGACTTCGTGGTGCGCTACATCCTCGACCTTAACCTCGTTATCGGCATCCAGGACTTGCAGGAGCTGTATCCCACCAAAAAGAACCGCAGGCCGTTTGTCGAGTCGGCGATGATGGCAGACGGCACTTACTGGTCACCGGGCATGGCCGAGATGCTCATTGACCTCGAAGACGAGCTGCGCGTCAACCACAACCAGGCCACGGAGGCGGGCCAACTCGCAATCAATCCGCCGATCGGCTACCGGCCGGCGAGCGGGATGAATCCCGAGACGTTCAAGGTTGCGCCCGGACAGGCTATTCCGCTCGACAACCCGCAGACCGATCTCATCCAGATCAAGATCGGCGCGAACATGGATATCGCGCAGTGGAAAGAGCAGTGCGTGCTCTCCTACGGCGAGAAGCTTACCGGCATGGGCGATCTCCAGATGGGGAGGCAGAGCGATCGGCCGAACGCTCCCAGGACCGCGCAACAGACAGTATCGCTCTTGGAAGAAGGCAACGTGCGCATCTCGCTCGACACGAAAGTGCTGCGCGAGGACATGGGCGAAGTGCTGACTCATTTCTGGGAGCTGGAATATATGTTCTCGCCCGAGGAGACGTTCTTCCGCGTGACGGAGGAAGATGCCGGCGGGCTGTTCGAGGTGGCTAACGGCGGCTCCATGTTGACGATCGACGACCGCGACGGCCGCTACGATTTCAAGCTGCAATTCGCGACCAGCGTGGCATCACGCGAAGCCAACAAAGAGAAGACTCTGGCGCGCTATCAGCTCGATCTGCAGAATCCACTCGTGGTGAACAACCCGCAGGCGCTGTGGGAAGTCACTCGCGAAGTGCATGACGTGTTGGGAGACCCGACGTTCGAATCGTTGGTTCCGCGGCCGCCGGCTCCGGACCAATCCGTCGATCCGAAGGTGGAGTGGGTGAATCTGCTGCACGGCGAGGATGTCCACGTTAACCCGATGGACAACGACCTGTTGCACATGATCAGACACATGCGCGATTTGAAGGGGGCGGAAGCCGATCCGCAGCACGCGGACGCGGACGCCATGAAGAAACTGCTGCTGCACTACCAGGACCACGTTATGCAGCTCCAGCAGAAGCGCATCCACCAGGCCATCTTGGAGCAGGCGGTACAAGCGGCGGCGAAGCTCTCGGGCGGCGGTGGACCTGGCGCGATGCCGCAAGGACTGTTCGGTGGCACGCAACAGACGCAGCCGGCGGGGAATCCCGCGGCGCAGAACCCGCAGCTTTACAGCGGGCATCCGGAGGACCTGCATGACTCGGCGTAGTGCGAGGCGCTGGAGAACGGCGGCGATTGTCGAGCTGGTCTATCTGGCGGCGGCGCTGGTGGCGCTGGGCGTGGTGACGTATGGACGGTAGGCCGCGTAGCGACGTGCTCACGCGCGAAGAGTACAAGCGCATGTTGACGGGCGAGCCCTTCCGTCTGGTGCAGGAGCGGATCGCGGGCGAGCTGAAGCGGGCGCAGGAGACTTGCGTGCGGTCGGACGACGTGCGTGAGGTCAGGCGCGCGCAGGGGGCCGTGGCGGCTTTACAGACCGCCCTGGCGCTGCCGGAGCGTATTTTAGCGGAGCTGGTGAAAAAAAGTTAGGCGCGCGGCCCCGGAGCTGTCGAAGTACCCGGTATGGCAGCTACCGCACTCGCCCTCGAACCTAAACCCATGGAGTGGACCCACTCGGAAACCATCGGACTCTCGAACGTCAGATGCGCCAAATGCGACGGAACCGGCTTGCGGCCGGGGTTGCACCGCGACGGGAAATCGCCGTGCAACTGTGTCCTGCGCAATATTTTTCGCGCGTGTCTCAAGCGGTTCTATTTTTGCGCCGTCAATGAGCCGTATCGCAGCAAAGTGGTGCTGATGCCCTGCCAGGGGCATGACGTCAATTGCACCTGGTCTCGCACCAGCGAAGATTACATGGCCGATTTTTATCTGGTCGCCAAGCGAATCCTCGCCGAAGATGAGTTCAAGGTTTTCCGCTTTCATTTCCTGCTGGCGGCCGATTGGAAACTCTGTTGCCGCCGTTTGAACATCGATCGCGGGACGTTTTTCCATACGGTGTACCGCGTCGAGCAGAAGCTCGGCCGCATCTACCGCGAGATCCGCCCATATTCGCTCTTTCCCACCGACGAATACTTTGGCGGAACCATCCGCAAGGCCAAGCTGCTCGCGTCAGTTGCCCTCGACGAGCATGAAATCGAGAAGGCGATTCTCCGGCCGCCTGTTGGCAGAGTATGAACGGGCAAGTCAATATCGCCGCCCGCTGTAACTGGTGTAGCCACTGGAAGCCCGAGAGCGACGTCCATCGCCTCTCGACCAATCAGGTCATCTGCGGCTACTGCCTGGAGTGGCACCTCCACGCTCTCGACGTCATGGGCGGCAATATGCCGAATGGTTGCCAGGAGTGCGGCGAAAGGTTTGAGCACGCGCCGGAAATCCACGTCTACGTCGTCCAGAAGGACGGCATCTATCAGGTGCTCTGTAGCCGCTGCGTGACCCCCTACACGCGCAAGCGCGGCGACATTTACAAGGGCACTCAGTACGGAAAAAGTCTCAATTTATGACCACCAACGAAACCGTCATTTCAAACGCGCCTCCACCGGACGCGGCTGTCACGCCGCCGGCCGAAGACCTCGCCACGATCAAGGCGGAACTGGCCGCGGCGAAAGCGGACGCCGCCGAGAAGACCCGAGTGGCCGACTACTGGTATCAGCAGCGTTCCCAAGCGACCGCTGCGCCTCCGGAGCCGAAGCCGGAACCGGAACCCGAGGAAGACATCGACGTGCTCGACGCCCTCACCACCAAAGGTGTTAAAGGGCTCGACGAGATCCTCTCCAAGCGCGGGTATGTCCGCGCGGATGAAGTGGACGCGCGAGTGAACAGCCGGGCCAACCAGATGGCGGCGGAGCATGAGCTACTCACTCAATATCCCGACCTGGGTAAGAGCGATTCGGAGTTTTTCCAATCGACCGCGCAGCACTACAACGACCTTCGCAAACAGGGCGTACCTGACGCGGTAGCCATGCGCCAGGCCGCGCGCAATGCGGAACTGGACGGCATCCATTCCGGCAAGGTCAAGACGCCAGCGCAGAAGACCACCGATACCACGGCACAACGGCAAGCCGACCGGCAGGCCCGCGCCAACGCGCAGGCTGGGGACCGCGGCGGCCGGCAGGCGGTGGATTTGTCGGGCGATGACGAGCTGAGCGACAACGACCATGCGGCCGTTCGCCAGCTCGCCGACGCTCTCGACATCACCGAAGCCGCAGCGGAAAAGCGCTACATCGCCCGCGCCAAAGCTGGCGTGAACGTGGCGCTGAAGCTCGACAGGAGAAAGTAAATGGCACAGAACCCACGAATTAAGCCGCCCGCCAACCCGGTGGACGCCGCCAACAAGAAGATACTGGCTGACCGCCTGGAGCGCATCGAAGCGGCGCGGCCGGAGATTCCCGACCTGGGACTGGGACTGAAGAAACCGGAGGAACGGGAGCCCGCGACGGCGAACGAGTTCATGGACGTCTTCGATAAGAAGGCGTTCGGCGACGGCCGCGAAGCCACCATCACCAAGATCATTTATGGACCCGATCCGCTGGTGGACAATTCGCCGGCATTCCGCGAGGCGCTGGAAAAATACGGGCGCGAGGACCTCGCCGGCATGTACCAGGAAGCCATCGTCCTCAAGGGTGTCGGCGCCATGCCCGACAAGATGATGGCGAAGGCGCTGGGCATGGCCATCGATAAATTCGGCAGAGAGAGCGTCGCTGCCGCGTTTCGCGAGCGCGTGCTGAAGATCAAGTCTCGCCAGGTCGAGATCGACGCGAGCGACGAACTGGATCCGGAGATTCTGGGCTCTGCAATTCTCGCCGAAACCGTCAAGCGGCACGAACGGCCGGGGATGGAGTACCGCTTCTTCACCCAGCTCTGCGTGGATCGTATGGGGTGGCGCGGGTACGCGCCCGTGAAAGAGAACGGCGATGTGGTCAAGGCGGGCACGCTGATGCTGGGCGAGATGCGGCGGGAGAAGGTGGAAGCCCGGCGGCTCAAGCAGCAGATGGTCGCGAGAGAGAAACTGGCGGGGCTGGCCGATGCCTACGCGGCGACCGGGGCGCAGGCCCTGGAGGAAGCGACGCAGCGCGGCTTCAAGGTGCAAGGGATCTCGACGCTCGGCGCTGACGACACGCTCACGGCGAACCGCGCGGGCGCGGATGGCGACGAGTACTTGGGACAGTCGCGGAACGCGGGGCTGGAGCTGAGCCGAAAATGAAACAGTTTGTCGAGTCGTGGTACGGCAGTCCGCGCACGACGGCCGGCGGCATCATCGCCCTGGGGGCAGTCTTAGGTCTACTGGGGCACGCGATCAGCCTCGACGCCGCGGTGACGCTGCTGGGGGTTGCCGCTACCTGGATCGGCATCGCGGGCAAGGACGGCGGCGCAGCGGCTTAGTACTTACCGCGGTGAGTGATGGCTGAGTTGCAGTCCATCCTCGCCTCGCGCAGCTTGCGAATTGCGGCGCTCCTGTCGGGGCACGGCGGCACATTCTGCACGATTACCCTCACGGCATTCGAAAGCTCGATTCTGACCTGTTTCCCGTGGGCGGTCTGGTGCTCGTCCCAGGGGTGGTACTCAAAGGCGTCATCGATCGACTCTTCGACCTCGGGGGTTAGTTCCGTGGCGCGGGTAAAGTCCATAGCCTTCATCTTTTCATTTCTTGCGCCATTTGTCGAAGTACTGAAAAGGAGGCGGAATTTGTCCAACTACAATAACCCGTTCGGATTTTCTGCTATCGGGCGCGACGGCGGCGGCCCGCTCGCAGCGGCACAGTACGCGAAAGCCGCGGCCCACACTCAGGCTCTTTTCGTTGGAGACATCGTTTCCAAAGCAGCAGTATCGGTTTCGGCCGACTCGTTTGGCGTGCCGGTCGCGGGGCTTCCCGTGCCCGGCTGCACCAGCCTGCAGAACGGCACACCCGGAGTTACCCTGTGGCTCGGCAGTAACATCAACTACGGCGCGCCGGCAGCCAACACGCTGCAATTCGTGTTCGATACGCCCGACACCATCTACATCGGCCAGGGCAACGACAACACGGCGCTGACCGAGGCAGCGGCCGCGGGCAAGAACGCCAACTTCGTGACCGGCACGGGCAACGCGATCACTTGCAAGAGCACCATGTCGTTCGCGTCCGGAGCGGTCGCGACCACGGCAGGCCTCGACCTGCGCATTCTGCGGTTGCATAACCGCGTGGGCAATGCGGAGGGCGCTTACGCCGTGTGCGAAGTGCTGATCCTCAAGAGCGCCAAGGCGCAGGGGAGTGCAGGAGTCTAGAAAAGCAGTCAGCGGTCAGCGGTCAGCGGTCAGCCAAAACGGGCCGCGGAGTAGCTGATAGCTGAAAGCTGAAAGCTGAAAGCTATGTTAATCAGACAGAGTATTCCCGATCTCTACCTGGAGTCGATGCTCCCGGCGATCGATGAAGTAGTCCAGGACCGCTACAAGCGGTGGCCTCCGCAGTTCCCGAATTTCTTCCGGATGCGCTCGACCAACCGCGGCATCGAGCAGACCACGGAAATGACCGGCTTCGGCCAGATGACGGTGGTACCGGAAAACATGACGGTGCCCTACAGCGATCCGCAGCCGGCTTTCCGCAAGACCTACCTCACGGCGCAGTACGGCCTCGGGTTCAAAGTTTCTCGCCTGGCTCGCGACGATGACCGCCACGGGGTGGTCAATAAGTTCGCGGGTGAGCTGGGCGAGAGCGCTCTCGAAACTCGCGAAGTTGTCGCGGCGAGCGTCTTCAACGGCGGCTTCACCGACGTGGGGCCGGACGGCGTGTCGCTGTTCAACACGGCGCATCCTCTCGTGGGGCAGGGCGCGGGCGTGCAGACCAACCGGCTGAGCTATGCCAGCGATCCGGACATGACCTCGATCGGCCTGGCGCTTACCGATATGCGCCAGACGGTCGATCACACTGGCAAGAAAAAGCGCATTCCACCGAAGCAGGCGATCTTTCCGACCGGCCTCGAATTCATCGCGGCCACCATGCTGGGCGGCACCGACGCTCCGGACACCGCGAACCGGGCAATCAACCCGTTCCGGCGCCGGAGCGGGCTGCCGAGTTTCTCGGAATGGTCCGTGTGGGACTATTTGATCGATCAACACTCCTGGTTCATCGAATCGGAAGTGTCGATGACCGAGCTGCGCTTCTACGAACACGAAGCCTTCAACACGATCCATGACGTCGACTTCGATTCGCGCACGCTGAAGACCGCGGGCTGGATGAGATTCGCGGTCGGGTACAACGGCTTCTGGGGCGTCTACGGCGTTCCGTCGAGCTAAAGGGGCGACCATGAGCTACAAACCTACTAAGTTGACGGCGCTGCTCATAACCGCGCCGGGCGCGGGCGGCGAGGGCCACCAGTCCACGGTAGGGACCGGGGCGCAAGTGCCGTTCGTGATCCAGTTGCCGGTGAACCAGAGCGTGGATGCTTTCGAGATCCAGACGCCGGCCGGGACGGTGCTTTTCAGCATCGATAAGAACGGCAATATCACCAGCGGCGGCACGTCCGGGCCTCAAGTCGGCCTGGAAGTCTTGGGAGTGGCGCACGCGGTGTATAACTTCGCGACGGACGGCGGGGCGAGCTGCACGCCGGCACTGAACGCGACCATTCCAGCCAACGCGATCCTGGTCGGAGCAACGATCAATCCGACTACGGCGGTCACGGCCGCGGGCTCGGCGACGGTGGCGATCGGCACCACGGCGGGCTCGGCGGGGAACTCCATCCTCGCAGCCGCGGCGAAGGCCTCTTTGACTGCCGATGCGCTTCTCAATGGCGCTGTTACCATGGCTGCGCCCGTCAAGATGAGCGCGGCGGGGCAGATCTCGGTCACGGTTGCGACCGGACCTTTGACCGCGGGCGTCGTCGAAGTCTTCGTTTATTACGTGGTCGCGCAGGGAGCGTAACCATGGACGTTAAAACCCAGCGCATTCTCCTTGAGTCCGCGGCGCGCACGGCCACTACGGCGTGCGCGCAGCAGACTGACAAGACCCACCGATCGGTTCGCGTGTATCTCAACGTGACCGCGGCGAGCGGCGCCGGCGGGCTCAAGGTAATCATCCGCGGCTATGACAAAGTGTCGGGCAACCCCGCGGCCATCACCGGGGGCGGCTTGACGGCGATCACCGCGGCCGGCATCTACGTCTACGAACTGATGCCCTATGCGGGCGAGAGCGTGGGCGCGGTGCAGGAGACGCAGGGGCGGCTGTTACCCGTGGGGTGGGACGCGGAAGTCACCCACGCGGACGCCAGCAGCTACACCTACAGTTTGAGCGCGGACGTCGGGTAGAAAAGCTGTCAGCCGTCAGCTATCAGCGGTCAGCTAAAGCGGGTTGGCTGATAGCTGAATGCTGAAAGCTGAGGGCTTTTTTATGAGACGCTTTGAACTTTATATCTGGGCGCTGATCTTCGCGTTGATTCTCGGCGCGCAATCCATCCAACAACCTCACGCGACCGTGCCGGCGGGCAACGGCTTCGCCGCCACGCTGCCGCTCTACGCAGACCAGGAAACGCCCGCTGGCACGATCAACGGCGCGAATCTCACATTTACCCTGGCAACCCCACCAAATCCCTCGCGCAGCCTCCTGCTAGTGCGCAACGGGTTGCTGCTGAACGAGGGCTCCGATTACACCCTCTCGGGCAACACAATCACGTTCGCCACGGCTGCAGACCCGCAATCCGGCGACTCGCTTCTCGCCTGGTACAGGCACTTATGACTTGGGGCCAGCTCCGTTTTCAATTACTGGCGGGCGCGCCGGGCCTGCCTCTCGATCTCGTCGATGAGTGGCTCAACAGCCGCTACGAGCAAGTGCTCGAAGCCTCCGACTGGACCGGCGTCCATGCGCGCGCCACGCTGCAGACGCAGGCGGCTTACCAATCTACGACTGACACGGTTACTCTCACCCTCGGCTCAGCGGCCGTGGTGGGTGTCGGGACGAACTGGACAGCCGCAATCGTCGGTTCGAAGTTCTACCGGCCGGGCGACACGCCGCTTTACACGGTGATTGCCTGGACCGATGCGGCCGGCCTCACGCTGGACCGGCCCTATGAGGGCAACGGCGTGGATGCGGCGGCAACGGTCTATGCGGCCTCCCCATACGCGTTCATGCAGAACGTCTATGCGCTGCCGGCGGATTGCCGCGCGGTGGAATCGATTCTCGACGCGGCCACCGCCTACCCGCTGCAGGCCATGACGCAGGCGCAACTCGACGCCAGCGCGGGGCCTCGCACCATGGTGGAAGATCCGCAGATATACGCGGTCGCGGAAGACTCGCCGGAGGTCTATGCCGGCGCTCCCACGCTGCACCAGGTGGAACTGTATCCGCCTCCCCAGAGGGCGCGGGGCTACACCGTGGAGTACTTGCGGGCGGCTTACGGCTTCGACGGGACCAACCTCGCGGCCTCGCCGCTGCCGTTCGTGTCTCAGTCGATTCTATTGTTCGGGGTACGCGCGGACATCGCGGTATGGCAGGGCAAGCTGCCGGCGGCGCAAGCGTACGAGCTGAAGTATCAGGAGGAGCTAAAGCGCTTGCTCATGATCGAGCATTCGCAGCGGCGAAGCAAGCCCAAGTTCGTGATGGCCGACCGCTTCACGCGGCACAGGCTTGAGCGGGCCTCGCGCGGATTCTCGAACGGATGGCGCGGCGGACAGGCTGGCGGGCCGGATTAGCTGAGGGCTTCTTTCTGTCGAATAACTCTTTTGAGGGCGCGGTCTGAGATCGTGCTCCGAAGAAAAGAGGGTAGCTATATCTCGATGACCTGGGGACAGATCCGTTTGCAGGCCCAGAAGTGGGCGGAGAACGTCGATATGGATGTTCTCGACAATTCGATCCAATCGCGCTACGCGACCATCATGGATGCGCATCCGTGGAAGGCGCTGGACAAACAGGCCACCATCCAGACCGTGGGCACGTACGTGGCGGGCACGGTCACGGTGACGGCCGCGAGCGCCGCTATCACCGGCACGGGCACGACCTGGACCTCGGGGCAGAGCGGGATGCAGATCCGCTTCGGGACCGACCAGCAGTTTTACACTTTCACCTACCTGAGTGCGACCACGGGCACGCTGGACCGGCCGTACGAGGGCACTGGCACGGCCGAGAGCTACACGCTGTTTCAGTCCATTTACCCGCTGCCGTCAGACCTGAAGATTCTGCTCGAAGTGAACAACCTGCGCGCCAACTTCCCGCTGCGGCCGTACACGCAACAGGAGCTGAATCTGCTTTATCCTTCCCGTCTGGATGTGGGCGAACCGTTCATCTATTCGATGGCGCAGGACTCGACGGGCATGCCTCCGGTCCACCAGGTGGAGTTCTACAAGATCCCGCAGAACGCGGGCGGCTATGTGATCCGGTACACTCAAGTCCCCCCGACCTTCGATCCCACGGAGACGACCGAATCGCCGCTCCCGTGGGTGCCTCAGCACGTGATTATGAACGGTGTCCGCGCGGACCTCATGGCGTATGCCAAGGACTATAACGGGATGCAGGCCTTCGAGGCGCTGTTCACGGCGGGGCTGAACGAGATGCTCCGGGTGGAACTGCACCGGCAGCCAAACTCTCGCGCCAACGAGCAGGACCGTTACCTCGGGCCGGCCAAGTTCCCGACGCCTCCGGGCAACCGGGGCGGCGGCGGCGAGCGGCAGTAGGGGTAACCCGCTGTGCAGTTGAGTGACATGAGAACGCGGGTGTCGCAACGGCTCAACGAAGCGGGCACGCCAGTCTATTACACCGCGAGCGAGATTAACGCGGCGCTGAATGAGGCGAACCGCTTTTTTGTGTTGCTCACTCTCGGGCTGCAGAAGACGGCGGCGTGGGCCGTTCCGGCGGCCACCACGTTTACGCACATGATAACGGTGTTTTCCGACTGGATCGCACCGTTGAGAATCACGACTTCGGCGGGCGCGAAAGTGCGTCCCGCCACGCTCGCTGACGTATGCTCCCTTGACTCTAACTGGGTTTCTTCCCCAGGCAGCCCCCAGAGGTACGTTGCGCTGGGGGCTGATTTCTTAGGCTTGTGGCAACAGCCGGCGGCGGGCGCAACACTCAGCGTGACCTATGCCCGCGCGCCCGTGGCGCTGGTGCTCGATACCGACGTGCCGGAGATTCCCGCGGAGTACCACGGCGCTTTGGTTAAATACGCCGTATACCGATGCAGAATGGGGGAAGGCGGGCAGGAGTTCGCGAAGACCTTGCGGTACTTCGATGGCTTTCTCGACGGCGCGGCTCACTACGCGCGATACGTGCGGGCGCGGAACATCGGCAGCCGCTATGACAAAGTGCCTTTTGAACTGGAGCACTTCGACCGATCGCGGTTGCTGAAACTGCGTCCGGACCTGATGCCGGCGCAAGAAGTCGCGCAAGGGCCGGGCACGGTGCTTAGCAGCGGTCAGCAATCAGCGGTCAGCGATCGGCTACCGCGGGGAAGGAGCTGAAAGCTGAATGCTGAGAGCTGAGGGCTATTATGGTTAACGCCGCGAATTGCGTCGCCGATGTCTGGTATCGCCTGGGGTTCCTCTCGCAGGCGGATATCGACGCGAGCGGCACGTGGGTCGCCAGCTCCGAGTTGTACCAGTGGGCCGACGAAGCGGCGCAGAAGATCGCGTACGCCTCGGGCGTATTTATCACCCTCGACGGCTCCATTACGGTCACTCCCGGGAGTGGGGTCTACGCGCTTCCCGCGGCGCACGTTTTCACCCTCCAGGCGTTCCTCACTGCCGGCACGCTGCGCGTGACGCCCGTGCGCGAGTTGGAGGCCCTGGACGCGACGTGGACGGCCACCACGGGCATTCCCACGCGGTGTTCGATGGACGCCGGCAGTGTGGGCACGGTCACACTCTACCCGAATCCCACCGCAGCCGACACGCTGACTCAAATCTGCGAGGAGTACCCGCCGACGATCGCGAGCGGCAGTTCGACGGTTGCGCTACCCACACCGCTGCAGGACTATCTCAGCTACGCCATGCTGGCCGGGGCGCGTGGGAAAGAGAGCGATGCGTTTGATCAGGCGATGTCTGAGCACTTCAGCGAGCGGGTTGCCTTGTACGAGCAGATCGTAGAGCACTTGTACGGATGCGGGCAATAAGTTTTTCGCCGAAGTGTCGAATAGCTCTTTAGCGTAATTTGTTCCTCACTGGAGAGGGGCTCCGGGGCCATCGGAGCCCTACCTCTCGATAGTCATCACCCTCCGTTGAATCAATTGAAAGGCGTGCTTCACGTAGGTCGACAGCGAGCCTATGCTGACGCCCGCGCCATCCAGTTCCCTGATTTCCCGTAACAGCAACCCTTCGAGCCGCCAATGGATCATTCGCCGCTGGCGCGCGTCGAGCAGCGCCTCCATACAGGCGGCGATGGTCTCCTCGCCGGTAGTGCAATCGCCGGTGGCCTTGGCGTATAGAGCCGCTGCAGGGACGACGGGCGGCGGCGTGTGAGCACGGAGAGCTGGTTCAGCGGCATATGTCGAATTTACCAGTGTGGGCGGATATAAACTTGAAAAGCTCCAGATCCTGAACGGCGGCTTCACCCTCCTGACGCCGGGGGACAAGACCCCAAAAGAAGGGCTGCTGCTCGCCCAGAATTTTCGCGTGGACCGGCAAGGACGGCTGGTGTCGCGGTGGGGCTACCCGCAGAAGTTCTCCATCACCGGGCCATCCTACGCGCACACGGCCGCGGTCGCGGGCGGCGTCGAAGGCAACTACTATGTAGCGGCCAACTCCCTGCTGGGCGCGAATCCGTGCGCCGTCTATTTCAACTTCAATTCCACGGCCATTGTCACAGGACTGAGCGGCAACCGCTGCGGCATGGTCCAGATGAACGGCTGGATGTGGATCATGGACAGCCTGGTGCAAGGGCGGCACAACGCCGGCTCCGGCTACAAGCCGTGGTCCGTCGATCCGCCTGTGAGTGCGTGCGCGGCCGCGGCTGGCGCTGCGAATGCGGACGGCCCGAATGGGACTTACAACTTTTACGTGACCTTCCAATCCGCGGACGAGATGTTCGAGACGAATCCTTATCCGGAACCCGTCACTTTGACGGTCACCAACCAGAACATCGATTTCACCGGCGTGCCAGTGAGCGCCGATGTGCAGGTCGGTTTCCGCAACATCTACGCCTCCGGAGGCACGCTGGGGTCGGGCGGCAGCGGCAATGCCTATCTGGTGGCCACCATTCCCAACAACACCGCGACGACGGCGAGCTGGATCAGCAACGATCTGACCGTCACCGACGCCGGCATCACCATGCCAACCACCAACGACCCGCCGCCGGCAGCGAGCGGAATGGCAGGCCCCTATTTCTCGCGGCTATATGCCTGGAGCGGCAGCCGGCTCTATTACACCGACCCCGGCATCCCGCAGTACTGGCCGGGCTCGGCGAACCCCGCCACGGGGAACTGGACCAATGTCGGCAGCGACGGCGAGGACATCCAATGGTGTACCGTCCACAACAACGTCCTCATGATTTACAAGGAGCGCTCCATCTGGCAGCTCGTTGGCGATCCGGACACCGGCACGCTGGGCATGGTGGAGGATGGCGTCGGCCTGGTCAACCCCTTCGCGATCGCGTCGGGGGCGGGGCCGGTCGATTACTTCGTTGCGCCCAACGGGTTGCGGCGCTGCAATCTCGATCGCACCGAAGAGTTCGGCGCGGAGATTTCGCCGCTATTCAATTCGCCCATCGTCAACGGGGGAAGCGCGATTGAGACGCCGGGCTCCGTCCTGCCGGGGGCTAACTACCTCACCGATGCCCTCGACTCGTACGCGGTCGCGCTGGGCTACGGCATGGGCAAGCTCTACGTGGCCTACGGCGAGAACGTGAGCGTGGGCACGGGCGCGGTCCTGCTGGTTTACGAAGAGCAATCGAAGCGCTGGATGTATCACCGCAACGCGCTGGGCACGGATCGGTTCTATGGCTTCCTGTTCGACGGCGTAACCATGTGCGGGTTGACTGGCGCGAACGTGAACTCCGGAGGGCCGCTCACCCAGGTGTCGCTCTCCATGCCGGGCACCATCGCTCTCACCGCGAGCGCCGCGCCGCTCGTTTCCCTGGCCGGCGATGCGCAAGCCGCCGGCCTGGTGGCGATGCTGAAGGCAGCTCCCATCGGCGGACCCGTCACCGTCGAGGTCCTTGCCGGCGCTACAGTGCTCGGCACGGTCACCATTGCGGAGGGCTCGACGTCGGCCACCGCGGCGGCCACCATGGCGACGGCGCCGGCCAACACGCCGGTCACCCTCGCGATTACCGCGGTCCCCGTCACCTATCCGGGCGGGGATCTGACGGTTGAGTTGTGGTGCTACCAAGCTGGTACGGGGGGCGGCAGCGGCGGGAGCGACCAGGCGCTCGGCTACAACGTCGATGACTTCCGGAGCTTCTATCCGCAGGACGACCCCAAGACGGCTATTGAGTGCGTTTACCAGTCGCACTATGAGGACGCAGGCCTGCCGGATAACCAGAAGAACTGGCTGGAGGCGGTTGTCGACTACGTGCTGCAGCCCAACGGCGACACGGCGACGGTGTACGTGGGCTACGACAACGGGACTCCGGCCTCGGTGGGCACGTTGACCGGAGGGACCGGCGTACGGCAACAGCAGAGTTTTTCGCTCGGCTACCTGCAGGGCACGGACGGAGTACTTGCCAAGAATTGCTCCGTCGCAATCGACTGCGCGGCCAACGGGACGGTGGAGATCCATAACGTTTATCTCTACTACTACGTGGAGGCGCGGCTCTCTCTCGCGGCTTCGACCATCCCGGTGGATCTCGGGTCGGGGAAGGTCAAGCAGTGCAAGGAACTGGCTCTCGATATCGACTCTTCGGGCGGCGCGGTCAGCGTCAATCTGTACTCCGACTTACCGGGCAACGCGCTGTTCATCCGGCAGAACCCCATAGTGGCGGCCGCGTCCGGAGGGCGGGCGGTCTGGAAATACCCGTTCCCTGTGACAGAGGGTTACCTCTGGCGGCTGGCGCTGACGGCCGAAGCCGGACCTTTCCGGCTGTATGGCGCGCGATTGCTAATGCGCGTGGTGGGCACCTACATAGAAGCGTACGAAGCGGCCAACGGCTTTGTCTGGGACTCGATGGAGATGACGTTCGCCTCGGCCATCACCCATATCCCGCGCCAATACGCCATCGCTCTCGCGGCCATTCCGATCAAGCAATTCCGCGAGATCTCGCTCGAAATCGAGACGTTCACTTGCGATGTGACGGTCGCGTTTTTGACCGATCTGCCTGCCAATGCGCAAGCGGTGCGGAAGACGTGGACCGTGAACACCGGCACGGCGGGGCGGCGCTTCGTGCGGTTGCCCCTGCCGGCTGGGACCAATGCGCCGGTGGAAGGCCGGCTGTGCCGCATCCAGATCTCCGGGGCGAGCAAGTTCATTCTCTACGACGCGGCGGTCGAGTTCCTGCCGGTGGGCGAATACATCGAGGCCTACGAAGCGGCGGCCGGCGCGGTGTACGATTCGCGCGAAGAGGATTTCAAATCGGCCAAACCGAAAGAGGCGCGGGAACTGGAGCTGGACATTGAGACGACGGGGGCGGTCACGGCGACGGTCTACTCCGACCTGCCGGGGTTGACCATGGCGCAAGTATTCCAGTCCGGAGCGCTGCCGACCAACACGGTGACCACGACGGGCAGGCAGAAGATCCGCCTGCCGCTGGCGAGCCAGATAGCGGGCTGGTGGTCCACCTGGCAGTCGCCGCCGCTCGACTATCCCATGGGCCGCATGTTCCGGCTGCTCATCACGGGCTCGAATGCCTTCCGCCTGTACGGAGCGAAGCTGAAAATCCGCGAATTCGGCGCTTACCTCACCAACGACGAGAACCTGGCCGGCGGCGCGTGGGATTCTACGCCGCTCGACTTCGCGAGCGAGCGCGTAAAGGAGTACAAGAAGCTGGAGTTCGACATGCAGACCGACACCACCAACGCGGTCACCCTCACCCTCTGGACCGACCAGCCGAATG